TGGATTACTGGTTTTAATTAGTGATTGAGTTGCTACAAATGTTCCCCACGATTCTTTAACAATAATTGTATTTGCAGTGCTTGATTCCACTAAACCAAATGCACTACTAGTAATTGTATTTGACACAGGTTCACGAATTGTTTGACTGACGGCATCATTAACATTAAAACCAGTATTTGAAGATACTGATAATGTAACAATACTTTGCTCATCAATATATTCACCGATGGAATATGCTGTTGCTGAACTTAAAGTAAATTTAGTTTGATCACCAAATGTTGTATCACCGAGTAATTGAACAGTCACTAATGAATTGGCAGATGGTGTTGTGATAATATCACCAGTAGCATTTGTATTAGCAACTGAAATAATAATTGAGTTTGCCACCACAGTATTTGCAGCATTTCTACCAGACAGATAGTCACCAACATTGGCGCTATTGACATTTGTTGCGGATGCAAGATATATTTTTTCAATTCGTTGCAGAACTGGTTCATATAATGAATATGAAAGATTTGCGTTATTGACATTTAAAAGTGCTGTTGAAACATATACGTTTGTTGTATTGGTTGTTGTATATCCATAACCGCCATCGACAAGTTTAAAGTCAACACGACCAGTAGCATTCTCAATACCAGTCACACGAACCTTACCGTGTTTTGCTTCACTGCTTATAATATCAAGAATGTCACCAATTTTATTATCTTTGCCACCAGATATGATATTAATAGAAGTCAATGATCCATTGACTGATGGGGCTCCATTGAGTGAAACACTATCAGTAATTTGTTCACCATAAATAAAATTTCCCTTAATTGAACTTAGATATACAATATCAATAAGTTTCCCATTAACACGTTTAGTAATAATACTTTCAACAAAAGCTTTAGTTCCAGTAATTGAACCAGTAATTTGTTTATTAATGAATGTTTTTGTTCTGGGACTTTTTGTAACTTCAATATAAATTTGATTGTACCATAAAGAATCCGACGGCTTGATAATATCATCACCTGGATAATACACATCAATTTCTTGATTATAAAGAAGTTTCATAAGCAACTCTAATGAGTACTTAGAACCTTTTGTTGAATATAGGTCAAGAATATGTTTGATTGCAAATCGCTTATCAGTTGTGATAATTGATGGAAAGTCAGCCAAGAATTCATTTTTGAAATGTGATATGAATGAATCCAAAGACTCATCAATATCACTTAATTCAAACATTTGACGTGATAATTTTATCGAATACTTGTCAGTTGTTTCAAGAAACTCATAATAGGCTTTTATGAATGCAACTAATTCAGCACCTTGCTCACGATAATAAGCAGGAAATTGTGACTCAATTACATGTGATATTGTTTGTGTAATATCAGTCATCTTATCCTGCTACTCCATATACGGTGATAAGTACATCTTCTGGTCGAATAGTAATAATTCTATTGTTTGGCGGCACAATGTCACTTAACACTGTTCTTCCATATATTCTTAAATCAGCACCTTCATATGCAGAAATATTAAGTGCTTTAATAGTAACTTTACCAGTCATATAATCAACACTACCAATATCATCATTTAAGTAAATAAAACCACCATTTGTTGTTTGAAGTATTTGTAATTTACCTAAACCATCATCTTGAATAAACGCAGAGTCTTTTCCAGCATATGTAAATGTTGAAGATTTAATAGCTGGTTTATGTGTGTTAACCAATTCACCAGTAGTCAATGGATGATCAATGATCAGTTGATTTTTAAATTCTAATGAATATGCATTATTTACATTTAATGTTGGATTGATCGCAAGAATGGCTTGAACTGATGTATCATTTGATAGTATGCTAACGTTACTATTATCAATTGTGGATGTAAAATTAGAATATCTAAATGTTTTCTTAAAATCGGATAGATTATTTGTACTGTATTTGGTGATTGAATTAGCAACAAGATCTTTAATTGCAACAGGAGATAAATCTGTTACATTAATATTATAGTAAACATTACTTGTAACATATAGATACATAAATTCAGCAGCTTCAATGATTGGTTCAATACCCAGAGCTGTTCTATCTTTTAAGTAGTTGTAATATTTGTTCTTATCATTACTTGATAGTCCATAAGCATTATTGGTATCAACTGCAACAATGACACGACCATATTGTGGCGGATCACGTTCTTCACCACCGTAAGCCAATGCAGCTTGAATTTCTGGAAACTTATTTTTCAAAATAATTTCAAAATCAGACTTAGTAATTGCACGATCTTGAATCTGAATGGATTTTGGTGCAAAGTATTTGATTGACTCAATACTTTCAATGTCTGAGCCACCTGCCGATGTTGAGTTTAATGATACGGTTGCTTGATAACCAGAAATAGAACCTGATGGTGCCATGCTAGTAATACCATTTGCAGCCGAACCAACGGTCATACGATATTCAATAAGTACAACATTACCAGTTGTCGGAACATTTCCAAATACGTTTTGACCAAATCCAATCTCATACTTATCATCAAAATACGGTTGAACATAGAAAACATTGTCTAATGATCCAACACCAAAGATATTTGATTTTGGCATATATGTGATACCGGTTGTATCGGTTGATGTAGCTTTAACAGTGACACGAATACTGTTTGTATCTACATTCTTATTTGAGATAACAAATCGTTGTGTGTTTATATTAGTGACAGAATATGCTTCAGTGATATAACTGCCTTCATAAACTTCAAGGTTGTTATACACAAATGAGTTATTGACATTTGGTATTGACACAGCATCAGTACTATAGAATGTGTAAGTCTTGTTGCCACATCTTGCAATGAATTTTGTTTTTGCAGGAATTGTAATTGTTGCTGGATATGGTGCAGCCACAGACAGTCTTACAGCAATTTTTGCAACTGATGATGTGTATGATCTTGGAAGATAATTCAAGGACTTTGCATGTGAAATGACTGAATCTCTTAGTTGTGATGAGTCAAGAAACATTTCAGAAATTGCCATATTTGTATAGAAGTTATTCTGATATGTATTATAAGCCAATATGTCTAATAGGACAGACATATTTGAACCTTCAAAATCATAGTCCTTAAACTGGTTTTGACCTTTAAGGTAAGCTTTAAGATCAGCTTTTACCTGATCAAAGTCTAAATTAGTGATACTGTTAACTGTAGTTGCCATTATCTTACCCTGTTAAGTACTACGTTTAATGTTATTGGTGTTTGTATATTTATGACGCTAAACATGATGGTAATTGTAGCGCTATTTTGATCATTAAAAAGATCACTCACATTTACAGAAATTAAATTGCATCTTGGTTCAAAGTTTTCTATAGTTGTTCTAATAAGATCTTTTAGAATGTATTGTGTTTCGGGATGAAGAATATTCTCAAACAACATTTTTCTGATATTAGAACCAAGTGTTGGATTAAATAGTCGTTCACCAGTATCGGTCAAAAGTAAATTTTTGATTGACTCTTTGATAGAATCCTCATCGGTATATCTAACAACATCACTATTTACTGGATTCAATAAAAGATCTTTTCTCAAATCAGAATATAATACATCCTGTTTTCTTACACTAGGTGTTATGATCATTTAACTTCTCCTTTATAGTATTTATCAGGTTCTAAGAGCAGCACGAACATCAGCATTCAATTGATCAATTTCTGCTGAAGAACCATTTCTAAATTGATCATTAAAATGCAATTTTAAAGCATTTGTGTGTGCTAATGGTCCAGATGTTTCAGTCCATTGTGATCTGTAATCTCGAACATCAATATGAATAAAATTATTGTTACCACCAGAGTATGTGCCAATACCCATAGCACCTTCTTCACTAGCTGCTTTAATAAACTTCTCACCTGATTCAAAGTCTGTACCAAAACTACTTCTTGCCACATCAAGGGCCATACCTGACATATGATAACTATTTTTTGCGCCACCAATACTTCTATTATATGCAGGTGATCTATATCCGGAATTAATGCTTAATTTCTTACCTAATTTTTCTGATATTCTCATACCAAGAATAAGAATATCAACAGTTAACTTTTTTACACCTATAGCATCTGTTGGATTATTCATTGAACCACCAATTGTGCTAAAGTCAAACCATTTTGTACCAGGATGATTACCTGTCAATATATCAGCAGCAGCTGCAGATATAATTGCTATTGCTGTAGCCTTTTCAGTTTCTGTAAAAGGTCTTGTATACCACTTTCCAGGTTTAGCTTGCCCTGCTTGATCAAGACCAGAATCAGCTCCATTGTTAAGGTTATCTGAAAGTTGTTTCTTTACAGCTTCAACATTATCATCACTCATTCTAAATGCACCAGCAGTAACAGCAGATAGACTGAATTCAGTTGAAGCATTTGTTAATACATTTTTAACATCAGTGCAACTTTGTAAAGCATTTTGTAGTTCTGATAATGGACTACGCATAAATTGTTCAACAGCATTTGATAACTGACAGAATCTATAAACAAGATACTCAATATTCTGTTGTGTGATATTAGTAAACTTATTTGAGGTTGATGCAATTACACCATTCACAGTATCTTTTAATGTCTGAATATTTAAATCACTAAAGAAGTCAGAAGTCTGTTGAACTGTATTTGCAATACCTTTAATAGATCCTAAACAGTTGCTAACTTGCTGTATTAATTGTGTGACAAGTTGTGATAACTTTTCTTTTAATGTATCAATCAATGTTTCAATTAATTTTTGTATATTAAGTATTGCACCTATAACATTGTTAACAGTATTTAATGCATTAAAAACATCATTTAAGACACCAGAGAATATAGTACAAAAACCATCAGTACTTGATGAAAAGTTATTGGTGTAATATGTATTCAGATTTTCAAGATATTGTAATGCAGTAATTGATAGTTGATTAGGATTTAATGCTTGAACCATACTTTGAGTTGTGCCAGTTGCAATTAAAAAGTCAGCATATTCAGTGGTACTAATTGGACCACTATTTAATCTATCATATAACATTGGATAATCATATTCTTGTCTTGCCAATGTAACCAATAAATTTAAATCTGTTAGTGCTATAAGTAGAAATGATTGATCATATTGTTTTGCAGAATCGTTTTGAAGATCAAATAGATCACCAACGGAAAGAATTTTATACTCTAACTCTGCTGTAGTTGAATTAAGATTAAAATATGGGCTACAAGACATGTTTATTCCTTATACCGTATCATCAATTTGATTAATACTAATACCGCCGGTTGTCGGTGATGATTGTTTTTTAGTTGCAATACCGGCAGTTGGTGGTTTTTCAATATTTGCTGCACCTTGAGTATCTGCTACGGTTGCAACAGAACCGTCATTAAGATGAACTTCAGTGCCTTTAATAGTGGCATTACCACCAGTTGCTTCAATTCCCACTGTTGCCGCATTTACATTGAAATTAGCACCTTTAACTGTAGTATCACCCACTGATTGTAATTGGATCCCTTCAGAAGATAGAACACCAACACCGCCTGCGGTTGCTGACAAGCCTACACGTGCAGACTTTATGTCTAATGATGTACCAGAGTTCAGTACAATATCACCAGCGGCTGCTATGTTAATGTTAGAGTTTGATGATATGCTTAAATCACCGACTGAGTGTAACTGAATACCACCATTTTCTACACGAATCGAATAACCACCATCAGAAATATTTGTGGTATGACCACCGACCTGTTGTTCAAAGTCATTTATTGAAACTACATGTAAACGACCAATTGCCCCAATTGTTACATTACCATTTTGATCTAATGCAATGTGAGCACCGCTCTTATGAATAATATTAATATGTTCATTGTTTTCACCATCACCACCATGCATTTCAATATACGAACCATTATAACTTGCATTAATTACTGTTGTATTATGTGATCCTCCAACAGCAAGACCTGGATGATAAAGATCACCAGTTGATTTTTGAAAGTTTGCAAGTGCTGGAGCTAGTGGTGTGTGATGAATGCCTTCACCAGTTCTCTGAGGCGGTAATGCACCCTGACCATATGATTCAATTGTTGATGATACTAATGGTGTATACGGTGCGGTTGACGGAAGTGTTGATGTCACAATCCCTGGATCAGTGCCGGTAATTCTAAAATAGTCTTCCAACCAATTTTTTTGATATGTTGCCGAAGTTTGCCCACGATTTACACTAAGTTGTTCGGCAGACATATTGCCTTGAGCATTTCCTGTAAACCAAACGTTTGGTATTGCAGCAACATTGTTATTATTCTTTGCAAGAATATCATTTACATAGTGTCCGGCTACTGCATCTTGTATGGCTGGAGGTGCATCAGCTGCATGACTATATTCAGTACCAATACCTGCAGCTGTCGCACGTTCTTGCCATGTCGAGTCAATAAATTGATAAGCACCTGAAGCTGTAGATCCTATAGCATTACCGTTTGCATCTCTCTCGACATATCTTGTTCCACCATTTTCAGCTGTGTAATCACCGCCTGATTCTCGAGCTTTAATTGTTCTAAGAACACCTTCTGCAGTACCTGAAACATATGCTGGTGTTGCATTATTCTGGGATTGATCATTAGCACTCATATCACCAACAGAGCCAGTAGGTTCTAATGTAGGAATCCCAAACTTTGGTGTTGGTATTACCCCAAAGATAAGTGGTTGTTGAGCATCACGTCCATCAAGAAAAGCACCAAATACCAATTCACCAATGGCAAGTTTTGCAGAAACACTTACGTTATTAACAAGAACTGTTGCCCATGGTAAATCATCTGCACTAACAGTGCCTTCTGCAATAGTAGGATGGAACCCAAAAGCTCTTACTTTTACACGGCCTTCGTGTTTAGGATCATTAATGCGCTGCACAATTCCCATAAACCAAGTAAGGTTATTTAAGCCCTCATATAATATCATGCTGTTCCAATTCCATATCGTGATAATGTAAGTTTCTGTTTATATTCTTTATTTAGAAATTCATTTCGTATTTCATTCACCAAATAATAACCACTGCGTTCAACATCTATGTTTTTTGTATTACCTGAATTGGCTTTTGCTCTCAATGGTAACTGAAGATTGATTACTGATCCAGCAACAATATCATTATGCCCATGAATTTCAACTTCAATGGTGTTTTGATCATATTGGTAAAAATATGAACCTTTCTTATTATATAGGTCAGAATAATTAGCATCAAGTCTGACTGCAGGTCCTGAAACATCTGCAGGTGCTGTATAATCTTTTAAAACAAATCGAGTATACTTATCTGATATGACTTCATCAATAAATTGTTTGCTGTGCGGTAACTTTATTTTATTATCTGAAAAGTCATCTAAAATACTATATGGTGTTTGAGGAATTAAAATAGTCCCATTTAAAATATCAATTGCATATACGTTGCGTTTGTAAGCACCTTTGTTAATATCATTTATCGTATTTACTTTTTCACCAAAATTGATGTCACGAATACTGAACATCAATGTATATTGTGAATTAGCATCCATGTTTGGTAGATAGTTGTAATAGAAATTCTTTACTTCACCATCTTGCAATACACTTGGTGGTCGCATTTCAGTTTCAGAAACTTTTGTTCCATAGCGTTTAATAACATACTCATTTGTTCCAAAAAAGTAACTATCTCTGTTTTCAAAGAAGCGATAAGACTGTGTATTTGAATCTGATTTATAAGCATAACGAGCAAAAAACAAAAACGTTTCAACAGGAGTAAGATTTGGAATGACAAGATTCTGAATGCCATCAGTTTCTTCAACATCTAATTCCTTTGGTTTTAAACGCTGTTGATCCATTGCTGCTTTAAATGTAGCATCAAAATGTAGTTTTACATAATCACTTATTTTCTGATTCTTAAATGCTTTCATGACTCTAAAGCTATCAGTAAGAACTCTAGGTGTTGATACAAAGTTTAATGTGTACTGAATTAATGTTTGGTTATTAGGATCTGAATATTTAATATCAGATACTGA